ATTGTGGTTTCGGTGAAGGCGAGGAGACCGGCGCGCAACGCGACGAGATGCTCAATCGGCTTGACGTCCTCCGTATCGAGTTGGAAGAAGTAGGAATCGCCTGCGTTAGTTATTGAAGATATGTCGAAGTTGTCGCCCTCGGCGGGACGCGATGCCCAGATACCCGTGGGGACATTCTTCGTTCCGGCGTAGACTGTGCGCTGTTGGAACGTCTTCGTGACGCGAGGGAAGTTACCAAGAGCGCGCGAGAGTTCGTAGGAAAAGGTTGCGCCAGTTCCGCCACTCACGGTGAACACAGGGTCTTCGTAGCCGTTTCCCCCGTTCACAACTATGACTGCAATCACGGCGCCAGTATCATCGACTACGGGGTAGCCGTCGAAGTTGGCGCCATGCGTCGCCGAGACCGAAATCGTCGCGTCCTTCGCATAGCCACTTCCTCCACTCGTCACATCGAGAACGACGACGGAACGGCCTGCGAACGGGTTGAGGTGGAGGGGCGGGGTTTTCGTGAAGTCGGGCAGAATGTTGTTGTCAACGAAGCGTGGAGCCAGTGCGCGGCCAATGTAGCCCGCTTCCTGGGCCAGAGTCATTTCTTCCTGCCGCGGAATTATCAGCGTGCGGTAGACGAAATACTCGCTCGCAGCCGAAACGCTCGGCCACGTCACTTCCATCGATCCGGCGGTGTTTGAGAAATCCACTGCATCGACCGCGAGGGCATAGGGGGAGCCTAGGCTTTCTTTTCCCTCCACGAGCGCGGTGACGGAATAGGCAATACCGGCTCCGCCCGCAGCGCTCGGGGTCAGCGTCGGCTGCGCAGGCTTGGGAGTTTTGGAGCCGAATGGCGTTTTCGTCAGCGTCCACGTGCGATCATCTTCGTAGAGAAGGTCGTGTGGGGGATAGAGGAGGGATGTTATCTTTAGTTTTTCCTGCCGCTGGTCGAAATAGAGTTCGTTCAAATCCTGCGCGGCGTAGAGTGTGGTGATGCGGACAGTGCGGGCGGCGAAACCATTGGACAGATAGGGGGAGAAATTCGCCGCTTAATGCCGAGCCATCGAGATTGGTTATGAGAACGGTTGAAACCGTCACAGACTGAACGCGGAAGTAGCGGCGATTGTACTCAGTCGCACCCTGCACTCCATCCACGAAAATGATGTCCTCGGCGAGGAAGTTGTGGCCGGGGATTGTCAACGTTGCTGTTGCGGTCGCCGTGATCGAGATGCCGGTCTCGAGGAGGTAGCCGCCGTTGCGCATCGGGCGGACATAGTAGTGGCCGAAGATCAATTGATAGTCGTTGCCGGTGGCGCGGAAGCGCAGGATGCGAACTGGCCGAATGTCGTTTTCGATCGGCGCGAGGTAGCGGAAGCCCGGACGAGTGGAAACCCCACCGCGAAAATCGACTACGAAATTCGTCAGCTCTTTCATTCCGAGATCGTATTTCGTGAGGTCGGTGCGGGCGTAGAAGTCGGGACTCAGTTCCCCCGCGACAAACGCGTAGATCGTTTTCTTCTCGCCCATGTCAGGACTCCAAGGAGGAAAGGGTGTCGAAAGGCGTGACGAAATAGGGGAAAGAGGCCGGACCCTCGAAGCCTCGGGCCGAAATCCAGTGCGGGGTCATTTCCAATCGCCCATCTTCGTATTCGTTGGCAAGCTCGGTCGCCGCCAGGAGAACGCTCTCGGTCGCGTCGGCGCGCAATCGGTCGGACAGGCCTACTTTCCCGCTCAGGGGAATCGCCAACTTCCAGGCTAGCCCGGCGACAATTGCGTTGGTCAGCCCGGCATCCCAATTTGAGACCAAAGATTCGCGGCGCGTGTAGTAGAGGATGGCGGCGGAATCGTTCGTAAAGACTGCGGGATGGTCGTTCCAAGTCCCCAGCGAAAATCGCTGATAGGACATCAAGTAGCGCGTGGCCAGGATTGAAGCTGGTGCGCCGTATGCGTAGCGCCAGGTTGGGGCCGGAGACGTTGCGCCCCAGGGGGTTTCGTCTTCCCGTTCTCTAAGCACGGCGAGTGATGCGTATGCGTTGCAGCAAGCCCACGATGCACTCTTTTGCACAACATCGCGGACGAGGGGGTACCAAATTCGGCAGAGGTCCGCCTCGCGGCCGGAAGCGTTTGGATCAGTTATTGATGCGCGGGCCTGAGCGGCACTTAGCGCAAGGTTCCAAATTTCGACTTCCGATGTAGCCACGGGGCGGACTCCTTCAAGTTACAGCTTAGGCTTTCTCGACGAGAATCGCGGAGGATGGTTGGCCGTCGATCGGGAACGCCAGCACCGAGTCCGCGTCATGGACCTCCGCGCCATCCCAATAGGGGCTGGTCAGGCGGTAGAGGGCGGAGCCATCTTCCAGCTTTTCGACGACGCCAACTTCCTCGACCTCAGCTTCATCTTCAACCTGTTGCGAGTCCCCCATCGAAATGGGAGTCTCCTTCGCAAGATCGGACAGTGTCTTTGCGTCGCCCTTTTTCACTTCAGTCACCTGCTTGCCCATTAGTGCTTGCCGTCAGGGTACGCACGGTAGGTGGCAGGAACCGGCGTCAAGAACGCGTCAATTTTCCCTGCAGTGAAGGCGGCAACCCCAGTCGTTTGCAGGATGCCGAGATAGCCCTCGTATGCAGGACCTTCGAGCGGAAGGGCTGCGATCAGGAGGGACTTCGTCACGATCAGCTGGGCCACGGGGAATGTGGCAGTCTGAACGTGAACGGTGGCCGAGCCGTCAGTCGCGATGGCTGGTTGCGCATCGGAGACAAGGGCGAACGAAGCCGTGGCCGCGCCCGCGCTGGCCGCCAATTCGCTCACCTGGATTACCAGATAAAGCGGTTGGCCCTGGCCGATGTCACGCGGCGTGTAGAGCAGGGGGATGACGTCGCCGATCAAGTACGATCCAGCGGCCCCCGTGTTCATCGCCACATCGAGGGCGAAGGTGTTAAGACGATCAGTAATCATGGGAAGGGTTCCTTTCCTTCGAGGGCGTTTAGGTTACGCGAGCTTCATCAATCGACAGGGCGTCCACGCGGCGCATGGGAATGTCGTCGATCGACATGACACGGACTCCGCCCACTTGATCGACGGTAAGGGTCGAGGAAGTTACGGCGTTCGCAAGCTGCTGGCGTACCTTCGTGCGAATCTTGCGATCCATGTAGAAGGCCATACGCGCCGAGCTGAGATTCGGAACAAGTTCCGTAGCCTCGAACATCAGGTCGGGCAGATTGGCGCTCGTGCCCGATGCATCGGCGTTCAACAGCGAGCGGTCGATGTTCGCAATGCGCACGCAGTAGCGCCAGTCGCGTAGGGTCAGGCCCAAGTCCCAGCGATAGTGCGAACGATATGCCTCCATCCGGCCATTGTTGCCGTCGGCGTTCTCGATCGTCACCTGGCCCTTGTCTTCCATCTGGAGGCCGGCTTTGGAGCCCTTGGGATAGATGCCGTGGAGCGTATTCGGCCCCCAGCCAAGCAGCCAAATTGAAGCGTTGTCCGTGCCAGTGCCACCCGCGTCCAAAATGTTCTCGCCGTTCTCGGCCCCGAGATCATTGTAGCGCGCGTTCATCCCGGTGAAACGCTCGGGGTTCACGGCCTCGTTGCCCTGGAAAACAGTCGCGGCCGCAGTCTGCGACATGCCCTCGATGTGGGCGCGATCTTCCTGGAGTCGGAAGGACGACGTGTTGCCGTTCAGGTCCGCAAGGGCCTTGTCGATTTCCGCATACGCCTCGAGCATCCCGGTCGAATCGGTCACGCTGGCGTAGCCGGACTTGTTGGGCTGGACGCCGCCGTAGAGTTGGCGCCAGGTCGGCATTGGGATACCGCGACGCACAGTGGTTTTGTGGCCGGTCGGCAAGTTGCCCTCGATCATTGTCATGTCGAGGAGGATTTCGTTGGTCTCGTTCAGGATTTCCGCGACAGTCGCGATTGATCCGTTGGGATCAGTCACGCTCATCACATCCATCAGAGTCGGATTGAGGGCCGAAAGGGTTGCCATCTCGTATTATTCCTTCGCCATAGAGGGGAAGAGGCGGTCAGCTTGGCTGAGTGCGCCTCGTGGAGGTGAACCCGCTGGCGGCGCGCGCTCGGCGAGCGGCAACGTCAACGCGTGGAGGACTCGGATTATTTCTGGGTGATTCCCAGCTCCGGTCAGGTCGAGGGCCGCAAAGGTCGCAGGGGTTGCACCCACGCTCTCGAGCCCACGCTTGATGGTTGAAAGACTCTGGTCGAGCTTGGCGCCACCGATTGTGGGGTCAGCCCGGACCTCGTCCTGCCATCCTTTCTGCGTGTCCTGCCACAAAGTGTTATAGGCTTCTTGCGTCGCCTCATTAGCTTTCGTGGCGTAGTCCACCTGCAGGTCGATTAGGGCCTGTGCGCGGGCAGCAGGCTCCAAATTCACGTCGTTCATCACGGCGAGGAACGAGTCCATCACGCCCTCGCCCAGCTCAATCCCCTCGGGCAACGCGATTGCGTCGGCGGTCAGGGGGAGAACTTCTTCGGCGCCCCCGCCTTCCGCATCCGCGTCGGCAGGTTCATCTTTTTCCCCAGGCGGAGTGGTGGGAGGTTCCTCCCCACCTGGGGGCGGCGAGACAGGATCGGGCAACTCACCGTCTCCTGTCCCACCTAGTAGCGAAGCGGGTTCCTCACCCGACTGTCCCGCAACACCGGGGGCACCTTCGCTCGCTACGTTCCACAGCGGGGCAAAGCGCCCCAGCCAGTTATTCATCATCAGTCGGGACATCGTTTTGTTCCTCAATTAAAAGGGTGGGGTAGAGAAGGGGGTCGGACTCGGCGAGAAGGGCGATGAGGTCGAGGCCCACTGCTTGGCGCCCCAGTTCAAACGCGGTCGAGATTGCTTCCCCAGTGTAGCAGCTTGCTTGGTGATTCGCGTTCGCGAGGATGCGGCGGATGAAGAATCGCAGCGCCGCGTTGTGGCGAACCACGCCCACCGCCTCGAGGAGGAGAAGGCGCTCGCGTTCCTCGAGTTGAGTTGCGGTGGTGAGTTTCTTAGCCATACCTTATCCCTATCCTTTCCCCAGCTTACCACGCGCGCTTGGCACCGGCAAGCAATTTCTAGCCCATCAATGCTTGCAAAGCGTTCTGGCCCCCGCCCACGTCCGCCTCCGAAAGCACCTTCGCACCCGAGGCCAGATCGTTGCCAACCTGCGCCGACGCCGCCATCTCCTGTTGTTGTTTTTCGTTCGCCGCATCCTGGGCGACTTCCTCGCGCGAGCGCAGCCCCTTGGACTTGATGCCGATCGCTTCCGCGTATTCGCGCAGGAGTTCATCGACGTTGGGGATTGATTTTGCCTCGGGGTAGACGCCGGTCAATTGCCCTGCCATCGTGAAGAAGCGCTCGATCGCGACCGTGCCCGAAGCCTTCTGGGCGTCCGAGAGAATCGACACGTACTGGACATCGACTTCGCTCGCGTCGAGTTCAGGGGGCGGTTCGGGCAAGAGCCCGCTGCGCAACATGATTCCATACACTCGCGCCATGCCGGGTCAAAACCTTCAGAGTAAAGGCGTTCGAGGACCGGGCCCAGGTGGACCAGCTTCTCTTCCCTTCTCGCATCGATCTCGGTGGCGGAGCGGACGGTCTCGAGCTGCGAGATCATGTTGAAGAGATTGTTGTAGCAGGTTTCACGAATGCTTTGCTGCAAAAGCGCGACGTCGTTCGCCAATTCCTGGAACGGGATTTGCGGTTGATACGCGGGCTTCGCGCCAAAGTTCGACGAGGAGTTGGCGGCGTAGGTTATGCCCCCAGCGCTCAAGGACTTGGGCCGATTACGCAGNTGTTGATCCACAATCATCGGCGGCCGAATCACCTTCTCGAGACCCTGGGCGCGTTCGAGGAGAATCGCCTGAAGCTGGATGACATCGGAAAGCGCATCCATCGCCGGGGACGTACCGTAGCTGTCGTTGCCGAGAATCTCCCAGCGCGGGGTTAGCGCGGGCCACTCGAACAGCGGACGGATTGCGAGATATTTTCCGGGCTCCGAGGAGCCAAGTTCCCAAAAGACTTCGCGGTAGCGCGCATTTGATTTGAGGAGCCCGTCGTCCTGATTGTTCTCCTCGATGACGTGGCCGACCTCGCGCGTTTCGAGAAGCTGTGCGCCCCCTTGGTCGGCGAGATTGCGCGATTGGAGCGACAGGGCGTCGTAGCCGAACTCGCCGCGAAGCTGCTCGATCGAGTGGGAGAAGCGGCGGCCCAGACGGTTGACGCGCTGGGTTTCATCCTGGGACAAATAGAACTCGCCCAAGGGGAAGTTGTAGCACCGAATGACGTTTTCGTAATCTTCATAGATGGCCATCGCGGCGCTGCCAAACGCGCACAGGTCGAGGAACATCACGGCGACGGAGTTGTAGAAGTTGCTTTCGGAAAAAACCAACATCATGCGGCGGCGAACCTCCTCGATCCACATCTTCGCGGGATGGGACATCGAGGCCTCGTCAAACCCGCTGATGCGAATGTTGAACCACGGGCG